AAAGGTGTTGCCAGTGTCATCGACTACGAGGTTACCAGCATCACCACCGGAGAGTTGCAACCAACCACTCATTGCGAGTGCTGAAGCAACGTCACTGGAGCAGATAAGGATGTTGCCCTTGCCTCGACGAGTCTGCTTGGCGAGTTCGTTGGCTTCTCGCTCCAGTTGGAACAAGATTCCTCGGAATCGTTCTGCGGACCAACGACCATCAGAGTCCAGAACGCAGTCGTAGATACCACCTACGTCATCACCGACCTCGGCAAACGTGTTGCCTCCGCCAGCCTTGTAGTAGAGGTCAGCCTGTTGGCAACCTAACTTAGCATTCCTGTTGATGGTACGAACGACTTCGCGGTTGATTTCAGCAAGGATTTCGTTGCTGAGAATATTAGCAAGTTCAGTCTCTGCATCAAGACCATGAACAGCCTTGAGATCTTGTGCGAGTTCGCTAGTGTACTCTGCCTTGAGGGCGCGAGTCTTAGCAACTACCGATGTACGGTCGATGCTAAATGCCATCTGACCGAACGGGTTAGCCGATGAGTCACCGAGTGCTTCGGCAGCACCAGTAGTCATACCCGCAGAGGCGGGGTAACTTGACAACGTAGTACCAGCGGTCTGTTGACTGGCAGTGTCTGCGAATGGATCTGAACCCTGTGAAGTAACATCGTGTCCGGTTGAACCAGAGAACTGAGTTAGTGCCTCGTTGTAGAGTGCTTCTGTTCCGCCTTGAGCCTTATAGTTGGCTCGGAGAGCAAAGATGAGTCCGGTAGGACCGGTCATCGGCTGAACGCCCATGATGTCGAAAGCCATAAGATTTGGCATTGCTCGACGAACGAGTGAGATCAGGACGGGGTTGAACGTCTTGATACCACCGGCACCATCTGATTGATCGACTTGGGAACCAGCACCAATAGCGTTGGCTGGAGCGACTTCGTTTAGTCCACCCCACTCAGCGCCGGCTTGTTCACGCATAGCAATCTCTTGGTTCTCAAGAAGAACTGCTGTTACGTTACGTTTGTATGCATCACCGATTGCTGGGAGTTCTGGGTGGTCAATAACTGGGGACCACTTGCTCTTCAACTGTTCGGCAAGCATTTGTGTGTTATCTTGCATTTATTATTTCCTTCCTAAATGGAATTTGAAAGATGAGTCGAACTAACTGTTCGTCTTCTGTTGTCGTGAGATATAACTTGCGAACGAACCAACAGTTGGATCGACGTAAGAGTTTTTTGGTTTGCTTGTGTCTTCGTCCTCGGCAATTGCAGCCCAATCAGCGTTGTCCTCGGCTGATTCTGCCTTCGGAGTGCTGAAGTATGCTTCCTTGAGGGTATCAAGTTTGCCTTGGTAATCATTGAAGTTGTCGGTACTGAGATCTTCTGAAAGACCATTGAGTCGTTCGACTTCGGTGTCTGCGAGGTTGCGAGTTGACTCAAGGAAGTACTCTCGGCACTTGAATGCGTTGAGTTCCTTATGGAGTTGCATATTCTTCTCGATCTCTTCGTTGATCTTCTCGTCGAGAGTATCAGACTTCTCTTGCAGACTTTCGACAAGATCATACTTGCCTTCTGGGACAGAGATGAAGTGATCCTCAAAGAGTTGCTTGAGTCCACCGATGAAACTCTCTGCGATGTCACCACGGACACCCGACTCGACGGCGAGTTGGTTTTCCTTGACCCACTCTTCGACGATGTAGTCGAGGTATGAGTCTACCTGCTCAGACATAGTTTCGCGTGCTTCAGCAAGAACCTTTTCGTTACTTGCTGCATAAGCCTCTTTGATCAATTCAGAGACTTCTGCTGACTTTTCTCGCACGGCTGCGGTGAAGATAGTTTCGATCTTGGTCTGATCCTCTTCATTGAGGTCATCTCCAAGGACGGACTTGATTTCTTCGCAATCGATTGTTTCGAGAACGGTATCGATGTCAACATCTTCGGGGGAAGTGTCTTCTTCAATGGTTTCCTCTTCAACAATGGCTTCCACATCAGCGTCCGAAGAAGACTCAGTTACCTCTGAGGTTTCCTCTTCTGTGGCAACTGCCTCTTCTTCTAGATTATCTTCGCTGTCGATAATTACTTCTTCAGCGATGTTTGATGGGTCTACTGACATATGGATGCTCCTTTAGCCTCTATGATATGTATAATGATCAGAGCCTCGAAATGAAATCGTCGAAGGCTGCAATCTTCCTTTGGGTTAGTTCCTGTTTAGACAAACAAGGCTTTTCAATAAGTTCCTTGTATGATTCTACTTGTTGCTCGCGGAGAATGCCGCCATCCCAGACCCATTGCTTACCTTCCATAATACCTTCTACGAAGGCATCTGGGGCTGATGGGTCTGCAACGATATCTACAGACGCGAGATAGAAATCCTTTTGGACTTCGTTGATTGATCCGTTCTTCTTGAGAGATCCCATACCACGACTCGAAACGCCGATCTTGGCACCCTCGTCGATGAGGTTCTTTACGATTTTTCCATATGGGGTATCCATTATCTTGGCTTTGCCCATTATGTTGTTTCCGTTGAAATTAAGTTCCTTGATGATATGCGAGACACGCTCAAGGTTGACTGTTGGACCTTCTGGATGTCCCAATTCACCAAGAGCGCGACTAGTATTGACGAATTCCTTGTTATATCGATTGACCTCTTTGGTCAGGATACTTTTGGGGTAGATTCGTCCATTGCGGTTCTTCTTCTCTGATTGCATAAAGACACCTTCAATGAAGTAGTCCTTGGAACCATTATCCTTGGCTTCCACAATACATTGTACGTCATCTAGTAGTGTCTCAGTGATCAGAAACATTCATTCACCCTCGCCTTCGGTGTCGTTCTTAGGATCTTTCTTCCAAGCAGCCTTGAGTTCGTTGAAGAAGTCATCCTTCTTGCTATCATCAAGTTTGGCTGGTGATTCGACATTGTACTTCTTGAGCATCTTGTCGAAGAGAGCCCGATAAGCCTTCTGCTCAGGACTCAGATCCTCTTCCTTGACGTTCTTGAAAAGGATCTCGTCTGCATCCTTCTTCTTCTCTTGGAGAGCAGAAGCGGCGCGTGCGAAGAGGCTATTTCGAATTTCATCCGTTGCGAGTTTTGCATCCTCGTCTAAAATGGCGTCTATGATTTTATCGGTTGACATTGTTATTCCTCATCTGTTGATTGGCGAAACTCACCAGTTTTTGAAACGACGAACGGGACTGGTTGACCATCTGTTCAAACCGGGCTTTGTTCGCTTTTGTATTTAGGGCTTCGTAGACCGCAAGCACGGCCTTGGCTGTAGAACAATCCATATTCAATGTTCCACCATCCCTGAACGTGACTCGTTGCTTTCTTTTGGAGTTGACTGACATCTCCCGGAGTGCATTTATCACATTCTTCTCTGACAAAGATTCTTCTTTTGCAGGAGGTTCTTCTTCTGGTGGTGCGGGAGCAGATGCAGCAGCCTTTGCTGCTTTCTTCTCTTGTGCCTTCTCGAACATACCTGACTTGATATATTCGGTGACTTGCTTCTCTGCGGTTTTTGGACCAGCAAATAGTTCCCATCGTTCATCGTTGATGTAAACAGAAACGGGTTTGTTGCGTCCCATACCAACAGATTTGATAGTGATGGTATTGTTCTTGACTTCGAATGTTTTGAGGAAGTACTCCTTCTCATATGCAGGATCTAGGACTGTATCATCGGGGGTTCCAACAGCAGCCGCTGCTGCGTCAACAACCTCCTCCCCTTCTTCCCACAATCGGAAGGTAGTGTCGATATGCTCCATCCCCAATCTTCTATACATCCGCTCATTCAATGCTGCACGGAACAACTTCCTCACTGTGTCAGGATCGTTGTTGTCTAAGTTTTCGAAGATGGTTCTAATATCGTCCATCAAAATCCTCCGCTGTCGTCTGTGATAAGGCCTTGTTCTCGTTCGAGGGCAATCTGTTCGTCCATGTCCGCAATCTCTTTGTCCGTCATACGCAATACATTACGTTTGATATAGTCAAGAGAGAAGAACTTTCCGACGTACTCATTCACATCACGAAGGATGGACATACGCTCACTGATGATCTCATAATCCTTGAGTTCTGCAAAGTGGTTGTCACGACCGAATTCAAATTCAACATCATGTGAAATTCTATTCCACTCTTGGACAGTCATAATACCCTTTAGAATCAATTGTGATTTGAGAGCAGTACGGAACACATCACAAAATTTTGATCTTAATCTATCTATGAATTTCATAAACTTGACTTCATCCCGACCAATTTCGGTAGCACGACCGATTCCTGCGTTGATCTCACGATCAAGTCGGGTGGAAGGGACGTTGAGAGATTGATATAGTTTTCGTTGGAAGTACACAACGTCATCCATCTCACCAAGGTTCTGACCACCATCTAGGGTGGAGATTTCAGTACCCTTACCACCTTCTCGACGGGGAAGCCAGAAGTCTTCAAGCATAGACATATGCCGCTTGTCATCCCGGACTTCTCCGGTCTGTACGTCATAGACCAACTTGTTGCGATATCGGTTCATTAGACTGCGAACGTACTGTTCTGCCTTGGTCTTGGGTAGGTTGCCTACGTCAATATAGAAGATTCTACGCTCGGGCGCACGCGAGATGCGATAGATGACCACCGCATCTTCAATCATACGCAACTGGTTCAGGGGTTTGATTGCTTTATGCAGATACGAAATTACTCTCGATCCACTAGAATCAAATAGTCCTGATGTAGAATAGTTGATTGCATCCGGGGAGATCTTCAGACCAATTTGTTGGTTAGGATCCTCTCGGAAAATGTAGTACTCATCTGTCTCTTTGACGAGATCTACGTTGTCTACGTTCTTGTCTTTCTGGATCTCAACCACTTTCTTGATCTTAGTGGGATCGACGAATCGCATTTCAGTAAGACCCTTCTTAGGGTTCTTTTCGTCCACGATCATATGATAGTAGAGGCGTCCATCGATATACCACTTGCGGAAGATCTCTGGACCTCTTTGATGGAACTTGAGAAGTCTGAATATATGATCGAACTCTTCGTGCATTTTCTTCTTGATCGGATCGCTTAGGTTTACACGATCAAGAGCAAGTTCGATGCTCTTCTTGTCTTTCTCTACGACAATGGACTCATTGATGATGTCCTCAACAGCGGATTCGACCTCGGGATGTCCCGCCATCTCTCGGTACTTGCCAATGAACTCAATTTCTGTTTGTGCTTTAGTATCGAAGTCAATGAAGGAACCGTAGTAGCCTCCACCATCAATATAAACAGCACCGTCATCTTGGTCCGGTGGGACAAAGGAAACGGCTTGAGTGCTTGTATCTTGTTGAAGTGGGGACGGACCCTTCTTCTTTTTACCAATCTCGAATCCGAACAGTTCCAGTGCCATAATGTATCATCTCCTTGTCAGAGGCTTATTCACGAACCAATTCCGGGAACAGGAGCGATTCCCTTACCCGGATTCTCATCAGAAACGTCAGAACTAGTGAAGTAAGAGTACTGCATAGTTACGGTGAACTCTGCAAGTGCATCAGTGTCTTCGACAGTTACTTCGATTGCTGCAACTTCGCTTGGCCAGCAATGGAAGAATTTGTAAGACTTGATTGGCTTTCCTTTACGATCAAGATGATCGATTTTCCAGTCGGGGAAGTGCTTGGCATTGAAGTCGTGTTCAGTTTGTGATACGTTTGCGACTGTTTTGTTTAGGTCTTCCATCCACTTCTCGAAAGCGTTTCGTAGTTTGAAATCGCCATCTGAAAGGAACGTGAGACTCCACTCGGCATACTCGCGTGTGCCGGGGAGTTTGAGTGTTCGTCCTCGATACGGAACGGGGATGCTAGTCATGGATGACGCAGGAAGACTTGCAGCCTTACAGAGATAACCGACTGGTTCTGCCAACGTGGTAGGACCGACGTTTCCCTGAACTCGGAAGAGGAAGGGACGAACCCCACCCTTGGTGAGTTGGTTCTTGAAGTTGTTGATATTTAGAGACATATGTTCTCCTCTTTCTCTCTATTTAGTCGAGTTTACTCAGACCCCACCGATTTCACTGAAGTCAATTCCAGTTCTTGCAGCGATGAAGTTCAGGGTGATGAAGTTGATCGAACGTGTTGGTTTGATGAAGATATCAGCAATAAACTCGTTTCGGTCGATGATCTCACCCGTGTTGTTAGACTCGTCACATACAACCTTGAAGTCGATGATACCTCGTCGTGACTGTACGTCGCGGAGGAATGGTTCGATAAGGTTCTTGAATTGGGCGCGAGTGAACGCATCGTTCTGCTCGAAGAGTTGGAACTTCGAGGCAGTTGCGATTGCCTTCTCAAGCACGATGAAGAGTCTACGGACGTTGATGCGGTCGAATGCACTTGGCTTCGACTGC